TGGGAGTTGAAGCATTTGATCAATCTGCTTTCCAAAATGTTCCTTATGCTGATGAAACAGTTACAGAAGTATTCACCAGTGATGGATCCACCGAAAATATTACTTTGAGCTGGATACCACAGTCGGCTAATGAGTTTGAAGTATTTGTAGCAGGCAAAAGATTGAGAAAAAACAGTATTCGTCAATACAATGTCACACTGGGCATGGACAGTCCTGAAGCAGATGTGATTTTACCAGCAGAATTCAGTGTGACTGGCACTTCCACTACCTTGACCTTGACTGTGGCACCCCCCATAAATACTCGCATTACAGTGGTGCGTAGACTGGGTAAACTATGGAATCCAGACACAGCATTGAGTCAAACAGAGAATGACATAGCAAGATTCTTGCGTGCAAAAGAAGTGAGTTTGCCGCAATAAATACATGATAAAAGGATGATCTAATGAATAATTTTAACGAACACAACGGCACGCTGATACAAGGACACATCAAAATACTGGATCCAAACACTGGTGAAATATTAGTGAACAAACGCAATGCCATACACTATGAAAACATGAGCATTGGATTGGCAGAAAGTTTGGCCAATGAAGGTCAAGGATTTATTAATTCCATGGTGTTCGGCACAGGTGGTACCTACATTGATCCCACAGGTATTGTGACCTATCTTACTCCCAACAGCACTGGTACCAACGCCACTTTATACAATCAAACTTTCAGCAAAGTGGTGGATGACAGATCAGTCAGCAACACAGATCCAGTGAGAAATAAAATTGAAACTAGACACGTGAGTGGTACCAATTATACAGACATACTGGTAACTTGTTTGTTGGACTATGGTGAGCCCAGTGGTCAAGACGCTGTGGATGCTGCTACAGGCACAGAAAGTTTATACGTATTTGATGAATTAGGATTACAAAGTTACTCTAGTGCAGGCACAGGTAGATTATTGACGCATGTAATATTTCACCCTGTACAAAAAAGTTTAAACAGATTGATACAGATAGATTACACAGTAAGAATACAAAGTTTATCAGGATTATAATTGACATAAAATATGGCATACACAGTAAATTTTACAGATGTGGTCAACAAAGGCAGTCTTACTGTGGACGACGGCACAGTGAATCAGCAGACCAGTTTGTCATTGCCAGGACGTAATACCACTTCATACGGTACCATCATAGCAGAAAATTTTTTACATTTGTTAGAAAATTTTGCCAAGAACACTGCTCCAGTAAATGCAGTGGAAGGCCAGTTGTGGTATGATACCACAGTGGGTGTGGATCAATTAAAAATTTATGACGGCACACAATGGGTGGCTGCAGGTGGTTTAAAAAAAGCACTTACTCAACCTTTAGCTGGTGAGAGTGTGGTAGGTGACCTTTGGGTGGACACAGACAATCAACAATTATATCTATTCACAGGATCAGGTTGGGTATTGGTGGGTCCAGAGTTCAGTCAAGGACTCAGCACAGGCAGTAAACCATTTGAAATAATTGGCACAGACAATCTCACATACACTGTGGTTTTATTAGAAGTACAAGCAAAACCAGTGGCCATTATCAGTACCAAGGCCTTTACACCTAAAGCTGCAATCACAGGATTCAGCACTATTCAACCAGGAATTAATCTCAGTGCTGCCAACATTGAAGGCGCAGGAGTGGGTAAACTTTATGGCACAGCACAAAAAGCAGATGCATTAATTGCTGCCAATAACGAAGTGGTTTCAGGATCTTTATTTTTAAGAAAAGACAAATCAAATATCGCTGACTTTTCATTAAAAATTAACAATAATGATGGTTTGGATGTGGGCAACAGTGCCACACTGAACATTGGCATTGAAGGACAAGCAGCCGTTATCAGTCATAAAACTGCAGGAGCCAATATAGATTTTAGAGTGAATGATCAAGGTGTCACTCGCACAGTGATGAGAATAGATTCCAACACCAATGTGGGCATTAATAATTCAGCACCTGCTGAAGCACTGGATGTCACAGGCAATATCAAAACCAGTGGAGAACTATATGTGGATGCAGTGACCAACGCTAACAACGTGAACACTGGTGCACTAATAGTTAAAGGTGGAGTTGGCATAGCTAAAAAATTATATGTGGGAGAAACAACAACTTTTCAAGACAGTATTACAAGCAGAGACATTGCACCCAATGCCAACAACACATACAATATTGGTTCAGTCAGCAACAGATATTTGAACATATATGCCAACAACTTTGTGGGCAATCTCACAGGTAATATCACAGGCACAGTGAGCGGTGCTTCAGGAACCAGTAATAAATTGACCAGTTTGACCACATTTGCTATGAGCGGTGATGTGAGTGCACCAAGTTTTGCATTTGATGGACAAACAGGAGGCACAACAAAAACATTTGTGACTTCGGTCAGCAACAGTTTTATTGCCAACAAAACTGGACAAGCATCTTCATTGTCCAGCGATGAATTTATATTTAATAGGGTGTCAGGCACCACAGGAGTTTTCAAAATCAATAGAGACAATCTGTTCAATGCTATTGCTAAAATACCCACAGGCAGTGTTTTCCCTTATGCTGGATCCTCAACACCAGCATATTGGTTATTGTGTGATGGATCAGAAGTGTTAAGAAGCACTTATCCTGAACTATTTGCTGTGGTAGGACACAGTTTTGGCACACCACCCAGTGGTACTGGATCATATTTTTTATTGCCTGATTTTCGAGGCAGATTGCCTTTGGGTCGTGACAACATGGGCGGTACATCAGCCAACAGAGTCACGGATGTGTCTGCAGACTCCTTGGGAGGATTTGGTGGCACAGAAAACAAAACTATAGGCATCCAGAATTTACCTGAACACGAACATGATTTACAAGGTGCAGCAGGTGCACAATACTACGCCATTAGAGACGTGCCAGGCATAGGCGCAGGTGAAGTCACAGCAATCACTTATGATGCTCCCACAGGCGCAGGACAAGGTTCAGCTATTGCCAGCAGCGGTGGCGTGGCCAATCCCACAGTGGGTCAACCACAGGATGTGATGAATCCATTCTTGACCATTAATTACATAATTTACACAGGACAAACACCATAATGAGTTATAAAATTAACAAAACTGATGGCACACTGTTGATAGATCTGCTGGATGGCAGCATAGATACATCAGTATCTGACATCACACTGATCGGAAGAAATTACAAAGGGTTTGGTGAGTTGATCAACGAAAACTTTGTGAAGATGCTGGAAAATTTTGCCAGTTCATCTGCTCCGGCCAATCCTTTGCGTGGTCAATTGTGGTATGACACCGCAGAAAACAGATTAAAAGTTTACAACGGTACTGCATTTGCCACCAACGGAATTATTGTGGCCAGCACACAGCCCAATCTTGCCACTGGAGATATTTGGCTTAACAGTCTCACCAATCAGATGAGTTTTTTCGATGGCACTGATTTGGTGTTGGTGGGTCCAACACACACAGCAGCACAAGGAGTGTCAGGCTTTGTGGCTCAAAGCATATTAAACACACAAAATCAAACCAAGACTGTGCTGAAATTTTTTGTACAAAACACATTGATAGGTGTATGGAGTTCAGCTCAATTTACTCCCATAGCATCTCAAGTGATTTCAGAATTAATTACTGGATCCAATCCATTGGGAATCATTTATCCAGGTTTTAATCTTGTCAATAATTCATACAAATACAGAGGCATTGCCACACTGGCAGAAGGATTGATTGATGGATTAGGAACCACCATACTGGCTGATTCATTTTTGCGCAGTGATGCCAACGACATCACCACAGGCAGTTTAAAAATACAAAATAATTCAGGATTGACTTTGGGATTGAATGACAGTCTTCAATTAAAATTTGGCAGTGTGACTCTGCCCAACACTAATATTATTGTGAGCAATGTGAGCAATGCTGATATTGCTATCAACGCTAAAAATCCTGCAGAATACACAGCCATATTTGTGGATGGCAGTGCTGCCAGAGTGGGCATATTCAACACCACTCCTGCATATTCATTGGACATCACAGGAGATGTGAGAATACAAGGCAATCTAATCACCAGCGGCAGCAGCACAGCAGTCACAGCAGAAGATTTAAGAGTGGAAGACAAAACCATTCAGTTGGCCACCATCACTGGATCAGCTTTGGGCAATGATGCCTACATAGATGGAGGTGGAATAATAATCAAGTCCACAGTGTCAGACAAATCATTGTTGTGGGAAGATTCCACAGATTCTTGGAAAAGTTCAGAACATTTTAATCTAGCCACTGGTAAAGGATACAAG